TATAGCCGTTGTTCATGAAGATGTGGCTGTCCTCGACGTTCAGCGTCTCCGTATCCACACTGACAATCGTGCCGTTCACCACGAGCGATCCACCGATTGTCATGCCGGCACCGCCGGTCAGCGTAATCGGCACGCCCAATTCGATCTCGTCGGTCGCTGAGTCGATAGTCCGAATTCTGCCCGTCGTGAGTTCGAGCAGGGTAAGGTTATTGCTTTGCACTGCCATGTGTCTTCTCCTCTATGGAATGTCTGCTCTTAAATCTATGGATACGATCACTTCTGGGGTGGTGGAAAGACCATCCGCCCCGCTCAACTTGCCCACGACAATCACGCTGTTACCCGAAGTCGTAGGAGCCGATAAACTCGCCTCCCCCGCAACAGAACTAGCAAAAACTTCTTTGCCGTTGTCCACAGCCGCAGGGGCTACTGCAAATCTCACCGATATCTTACCAGATAATTGGACAGTTGCAGTGGCCGCGGGGGCATAATTATCTACAGATATGCCGATGATGTCGTTGAGCGAGTTCGAATCCCCCGGAACAACCTGTCCTGCGGACGTCAAATGTAGCACGTCTCCAAGTTGGACCGCTGAAGAAGCCACGAGATCAAAGCCTGCTCCCGACCCAGGAGGGCCGGCAGGTCCAGGTGGTCCTTGTGGTCCCAGGGAAATAAGCTCCAGGGTCTTAGTAACCTCCTCCACAATCGTCGTGCTATGGTCTACTTCCGAGACCTCGACGGTGTTGGTTACTTCTGTGACGTTAACCGTCGTCATAGAGTCACTCCGTAACTCATCTGCACAGGACCTTCGATCAGTCTTCGAACTTCACCCGAAGGAAACTCAATCTCCAAGTCGTAGACACCGTTTTCGAACACCAGTGTCGCTGTATCCACGGCCAGAATGTCGAGGGAGAAAGCCCCGTTGACTGCATCCGTAATCGTAATCCGGCTATTGCCGATAGTAAGCTGGATCAACGCCGTTGGGTCTTGGGCATACTCACGTATGTCCATCCGCAGCGTGCAACCCGTGATATCGATAGGCGTCCCGCCGCTATCTTTGTAGACGCAGGCACGAGAAAAGGTTGCGCCCTGCTCGATCGTAACCGTGTATTGTCCTGCGCTCATGGCATATCCGCTGCTGGTACGACCGCCTCTTCCAGAAAAACTGCAAAAAGGTGGGCGCGGTAGTCGTCTGGAACAGGGTTAATAGCTCTCGCTTCGTATTCTATCGACTCAAACCTGGAGGTCAAAATCTGATTGTCCACCGTCATGTTCCACGTAGGCGCTATCGTAGCAGGAAAAGGCCCCGGAGAGATAGGACAAGCCACCGTAATAGATATCCCGCTTCTAGGAAGGGTTGCCCGAACTTCGACATCCACACCGAACACGTGTAGAATCAAGTAGTAAGCGTTGATTCCACTTTTTTTAACCGGGAAAATCCCATCCCTGAATTGATCCAGATTGATTGACCTATAGTCCCCACCCGCATCCGCAAGCTCATTATCTGTCGTAAAAGCCGCAGAATTGGTCTTGAAATAATCTTCTCTTCTTAGGCCCGTCAAGGTATACAAAACAGCAGACCTACCACAAATATAGGTGTATCCCTGAGACCTGTTTCTCAAATTTGAGAACATGAAGTTGTTGTTTTTATTGAGGTTCCCCAGATGAAGGGCTCGAATCTTTTCGTTCACGCGAGCATCGTACTGCGGATATGTTGCGTACTCATCTATTGTGATGGTCATTTCGACTCCGCAATGATGGTATAACCAACAACTTTTATCCTAGAGTAAACAGCCAAATTCTCTATTTCGTCGACACTGACGGAGAATCTCAGAATATAGGGCTCCTCTTGCTCGCTGCCAGCGTAGTTGGGGCGAGATGCAAAATCAGGAAAACCTGTCAAAGACAGACTCCCAAATCTGCCGTTTGCCATAATCATCTGCACATCATCTTGATTAAAACAGCCCTCTACAAATTGGGACCAATAACTAAGATGGACACCGGGATCTAGCTCTGGTTTTGAAACCTCATAGGTCTGACTTACTTTGATTGCGGGAGAAAGAGAAATAGGCGCAGTGGCGTCGATGTCCACCGACCCCTGATACTGCATCAACTCGAATTCCACTAGCACGTTGGTGACATCTACTTGTTGTGTTGTGGTGCCCCCTGAACGAGGTCTTGGTATGTCCCCCTCCGAGACGAGAAGAAAAAGAACCCTTACTGCCTCGTGCCCGAGCACACCTGTAATGGGTAGATACACTTCGACGGGCTCGTTTTTAAAAACGTATTTGTCGTCGTAGTATGTGGGTACAGGCTTTTGTATAGCTAGGGGGCAAAGACGAGGCTCGTTGAAATATTTGAATACCGACCCATCCCAAACCAATGGGCTGCCCTGAATTATGTTGCCGTAAGGAGTGTCCCCTGGCCTATTAGCTGGAATGTGGGCGTACTGACTTACAAAGTCCCCCGCAAACTCCTGGTTGCCCCCAAAGCTCAACACCCTCGACCGAGAGTAATTAACCCCATCGCCTACCAGTAACTCGAAAGGTGTTCGAGTTTTCGTAGGTTGCCCAGGAGCGATGACACTCTCTTTGGCCGAATAGTCTCGCATTGGCTCAGCAGACCGAACCTCCTCGACGCCTATTGAATAAGGCTGAAACCACCCAAGCTCGCAGATGGCAAAGCCTGGATCGTCCCCTCCCGTAGAAAGGGGCTCCAAAACAGCTACCTGCCTAGCTTGGATAGGTGGCAAAATCCACCACCCCACCGCAGGAAAGGTGCCTGTATTTTCGATGTTCACATAGGTTGCAGGGTCGTTGGGATCATAAGTAGCCCCGTTGTCTGTGAATCCTCCGACATACCCCAGTATTTTGTGGGCTCTCTGAACGTAGTATGTCGTTCCATTAACTATGCTGTCTTCTATTTTTGTTGGGTCCGTTGCAGTTACAGACACCGTGTATGTGTAATAAGCATAAGTCCCCGTACCAGGTATTGTGGGGTACCCTCTCTCCGAGATAAGTCTAATATATCCGTCAGCAGGTTGCCCGTCTCCCTGAGTATTGGTGTTCGCAATACAAAAATCAGATCCTGTTACAGGGTTATTTATCTCAGTGGAGAGACCGTCTGCTACGTCCGCCTTATCTGTCGTTAATGCGGTAAAAGCAAAAGGCACCCCCTCGATAGTTACTGTGTAAACATGCCCTATCACAACGGGGTCTGCGGTGATTTGAACTTCGTGAATTTGGGGATTACGTTTAACAATGCAGAACTCTAGCAGCCTTGGATTATCCCCTCCCGGTTGAGGGATATTGCTTTGGATGTCGTTGAGGTTGTAAACCCCATTTGAATCTGCAACAGCATGTCCCTGATTCATGGAGATATAGGGCTCAGGGTAGATAATATCTATTGGCCACCCGTCCCCCGTCTGATTTTTCCACAACGTCGTCCCGGCTGATCTCACAGTCCAGTAGTCCCCAGGGATGTAAAATTTAACTCTTGGAGTCGTAGATTTGTACCACAGTTGAAGGTACGTGATCTGCGGCACATCGCTCTTTGTGACTGGCAAGTCAATCGAATAATAGTCGTCCGTATTAGAATCAATTTTCAGGACATATGGACCGTTGGGTTGCCCGTCTAGCTCTCGGGTATCGATCTTCGCTGTATCAAACGACTCCGTGAATTGAATGTACGCCCCGTCGTCGACAGCAGCGGGGAGCGGAACACTTGAAGTATCGTAATTGCCAAAAGCTTTGGCGTATAGATGCAAGACAAGCTTCTCGGTACCAGGCAAGATGATGTAAGGTCTAATCCAAATACACTCCCAATTAGAAGACGAGAACCTTCTGAATTGATAAGCGCCTGCGGTTCTCGCAGTCTCCGTAATATTGGGATTTTTGATTGGGAAGTAGTACGCAGGGATAGGTCTCAAATCATCCCAGACGGCAAACTGATTGTCTTGGACAGCGTTAATGGCTTGAGTATCGTACGGCTCATCAACTACGAACCACTCGTCAGCGAATGTTTTATAGGACATAAATATCTCCTACATCCCCACCTGTGAACACTCCGTTTTCGCTCGCCATATAAGCGTACACCGCATTCTGTTTACCGCCGTTGGTCGTGGTCCTGGGCATCAAACGAAGGAACTCTTCAACAGAAAGGGCCAATGGATTACTAGTAAATTGCAACCTTAACTCCGTAGGCGTGGGGCTCGTGATAGCTACGAACGTAGCGTATTGATCCACCCCGTTCCACGCAACATTACCAAGCTTTTGGTCCCACCTGGCCAATTCCGCAGTCCCCGCCGTGAGCAATCCCTGCAAAAAGGGTAGCATGTCGACCCCGAAATATGCACTTGGGTACCTGGCCACATCCACAAAGGCACATCAAGAAGTATGTCGTTGATCGCCCACAAATCGATCTCGTAGACATCACTCCTAGGTTTATGTGAAACCTCGGTGATAATCCCGTAGATCGTCTCCCCCGTTCCACCTCCTAATCGAGATCCGTCTTTGTCCAGGTAGACGCCGACGCCCGTGTACTCGTCAAACGAGACCTCCAACCCTATTTTTTGACCCGCGAACGGGATGAAAGAAGGCTGCGTCAGAACGAATTTGTAGGTAGGGATCGGCTGCTTGAACCAATTGAGCATCGTGTAGACAGCAGTAGACCTGGGTCCGAGCGTCTGCGTTTGCTGGATGACGTCGTTAAAAGAGTCCTGCCGGAAAGCTGTTACATCAAAATTGAATTCTGGATCCCGAGGTTCCGGATCCCAAATAGTAACCCCTTGCCCGAGGTCTTGGGCTATGATGTGGCCCTCCTCCGTCCATGGGAGCTTGTACTTAGCCTCGATGGTCTGCACCCAATCGTCGAGATTGAAGTTCTGCATCTCGGACAACTTCTCGACCTTCGCCGCAGAAATGATTGTCGCTCCGCTAGGAAGGACAACCGAGAGTTGACTGACCGTAAGCTTGCAGTCGCTCGTTAGATGCACATAGAAAAAGAAGGGGATCAGCAGCTTTTCTCGAAAGTCTTTCGCCGTCCAGGTATCCCCGCCCCACCCGAAGACCACGGCATTCTGGATTACTTGATCTGAAGTGGCAGCAATAAGAGCCTCGACCCCTGCAACATCCACAAGGTCTTGTGGAACACCCATACCCCACTGGTATCTCCACAAATCATAGGTGCCGTTGGTCGCCCCGTAGGTCGTAGATGACGACCTCCTGCCCACCGAGCAAATCATGGCCAGCCACGCGGTAAGCGGGTGGTAGGGATCGGTGGCAGACACTGGGTTGATAGACGCGAAGTTGGTGCCGCTCTGATCCTCTACGATTTGCCCAAGAGTGAGCACTTCGAAAACTGACTCGTCGAAAGAGCCGCCCTCTTCGAAAGCAGTGCTGCCGACAAGATTCTTGGATATAGGTCTCGGAGTAAGAGGCAAAATAGCAATCGGCGGGTACCGGACTCTAGTCGGGGTGTCGTCTGCGTAAGCGTAGTATTTGGCAACCTTGAACTGATCGAGAGAGGAGTCTACAAACCAAATAGCCGGGACAAGAGAATCCGCTACTTGGAGAAGGCAGTACGAATAGAAATTTGGCGCAGAACCATTCGGCCTAGGACCTGGACCAAACGCAGTAGTAAACGTCGAACTAGTTGTTTCAATCTGGAAACTGGTATCATTGATGTCTCCAATTATGACTTGTACGTCGATTGTCCCGTCTTTAAGCTCAGGCCCATACGGATTCTTGTTGAAAGTCCGTGTAGCAAAGAGGCTGTAGAGATCCTGCACATGCACTTTGAGCGCAGACATATCTCTCGACATCTCCACATTCGTGAGCACCCCCCGAAACACTGTGTTAAGAGTCGTCCCATCGTGCTCTAGTACGAAGACCTCCCTGCCGATAATCTTAGGATTAAAGTAAACCCTGTTATCGTATCCTGCGTAGGGGTTGAGAGGGTTTCCCACCGTAGTCTGTGTGAAGTGCTCCCGAGCCCTAGAACCGAACACGCCCCGGCTACATCCCGTAAAAGTCTGGACGTTGTTCACGATCGGCGCAGAAAATGGCCCGAGTTGGATCGTCTCATTTTCAAGATAGATGATGTCGTCTTCGACAAACAAAAACCCGCTGAAAGAAAAAAGCTCTATCGTCGTATCACTAGGGCTAATATCTGCCGCTAGAATCCCGTCAAACTCCAGAATCCGGCGAGTAAATAGGGCCGCGATGTCCAAATTGGGCGCAGCAGGTACGTTGGATACCTCTACACCCGCCCCAGGAGCTATCATTTCGAACGTAATGGACCCAGAGTCCACTGTGCCAGTCAAAGGCTGTATCTTGGTCCCGAGCGTCTCAGGAGTGCTCAGAAGAGCTTGTACGTTGGAATATGAAGTGACCCCACCCCCGAGAGTGTTGTCCCCCTCATAGAACGCATACGGTTCGAGCAGATTGAAAGGTGTTCCGATCCCCGGAATAACGAGCGCATAGTATAGGGTCCGATAGCTCATACATTATTCCAAATACTCAAGCATTTCGGCCATAATCGCTTCTGCAATCTCGACGTCCTCCCCTTGAGCTTCCCGCGCTCTTGCAAGAAAATACTCTCTCAACATGTATGCGAAATCCCGCATATCCTGGGGGCTTGCCGTATCACACCAGGTCGCAATCTGTGCTAGTGCTGTTTCCATTTACCGCTCCTTAAAATTCCGGCGTGAGTGTACGATCCCATGGAAGAAGAATTTTAGCAGCGTTCAAGTTGTAGTTGATATGAATCCACCCGTCGTTACCAACCCCTCCGTCTAAAACTGTACCGGGGATTTCACTGTCAGACTGCGTAGCAAAATATTTTGTATAGCCGCACATATAGTGCTGGGGAATGGCAACGGAGACATTGTTAAGAACACAGTCTGGTATCAGAGGGAAAATTTTCTTATTCCCGTCAATAAGACCTCCATAGCTCGCCGGATTCATGACAGTCCCGGATGGAGCAAACCATTGATCCCCTGCGGCCACCGAATAATTTTGAAAGCCTCGTGCAAGAGATCCCGTTGAGTTTGAGGACATCCAAAAATCAGAAGAACCTGCACTGGTTCCTATGGTAGTACGAGGCACTGATCCACACATAGCCAAACCGTCGCAGAAATCGTTCCCGTCAGAATTGTCAGTATAATATGGCACGAATAGACGCCCATAGAGCATCGCACGAGGATTAAATACTTTCCCAACATCCATGAACAGCACGATCAAGCAATCATCTAACTCGATCAAGTAAAAGTCTACTGACTCCGCTCCACCACCTACAATAACCATAGCAGGTGTCTCAGTAGACCATTCCTGATCACTTGTCAGCGTTGGAGCAGCACCCCCACCCGCACCAGGATCTATAATGTTCGCCAATGGATCGATAGCCGAATTTGCAGTAGTTGCCGCTGCTGTCCAACGTAAATTCAATTGCCATGTCTCGGCTGCTGCCACAGGCGTAATTGTAAAAGCATCAGCAGTTCCACCATTGGCAACAATGGAGAACTTGGTGCTGGTGCCGAAATGGGTAAACATCGCCGCGAGATAATCGTCGACGCTGTTCGAGGCAGCGGTCAGCTTGGTTACAACTGGATTGAGCACTGGCATGGCTTATCTCACGTATAGTTGACTGAAATCTCTATTGTTTGCGGATTGTCCGCCCCATCAGGGATAGGACTAGGCGTAATCGGGAACCTGGTATGGGCGTCAATTAAAATCTGGATTGTCTGAGGATTATTCGCCCCATCCGGTATCGGACTCGAAGTAATCGATAATCGGGTATGGTATCCGCCAGGCCAAGTCGTCAACCCAAACCGTTCCTCATCGCACGAGGGGCACGGTGTGGGAGGAGTAGGAGGAGTCGGGGGTGGTCCAGCGTTGGCGTACTGGAATTCACCCTGCTGAACAACGACTGTCCTGAACTCAAGAGTATAATAGTCGCGACCCATCACGTTGGTGATGTCTACGACCATCTCCTCCATATTCATGATCACGCCCCGGTCTAGCACACGCACGAGGTCGTAGTTCCCACCGTCCAAAGACTGGGTATCGATCCCGAAATAGTAGCGAATGCTGGCACCCTGCCGAACGGCCTCCTCCCACATAATCTCGATGGAGGCGTATTGATCGTATTCGCTGGCCAGATGCCCGGTCTCCCGGTACCGCTCCTCAAATCTACGGTCTTTGAAAAGCAAAGAGCCCGCGAGCCCTTCGTACTTATGCACCCGCCGAGGACTATTCTGCCTCTCGATGATCGACAGCGTGTTGTCCTGGGCAACCGATATACCTGCATCGATATGTGGATATTTCCGGGCATCCTCGAGGTGCCGCTCCGGTACCATCCACGACCCCGCATAGGAGTTGGGGAAGACGATCGCGCCGAGGGCTGAATAGATATCTGAGTTGTCGTCGGCCCCAAGCTTCGTCAAAATCGGAGACGCAGGCACTATATCGATAACCCGAAACGGGTTGCCGCCCGAGGTCGCTTTTAGTTGAACCCGATAGTCCTGTCGTCCGAAAACGTCGTCTGCCGCGTCTATCGGAGAGAACTCGTAGGTGTTGTGGATGCCCGGAGCCGTGTTGAGTTCGTTCTCGATCTTGAGGAAAATAGAGTCTGCGGTACTTAGGGTCGAGTCTTTGTCGAAAAAGAAGAACCCCGTGAAGTTGATCGTAGCGACCGTGCTCCAAACACCAAGGAACTCTTCTAGCCGGATAGAACCCCCGGTTAGATCGACACTCCAAGTCCATTTGTCCGCAATCAACATACCTAGAACCTGTCCCGAAGGCTAACTTCCTGCAATACCCGCTGCCTTCGAGCCTCGCTGTTTCTGCCCTGCTGCAAAGATAGCACATCGGACCCGAAGAACTGAAGTGTTTGTTCTCGTACATCCGGTCTGTAGAGCCCCGCCTCTTTGAGAGCTTCTACGATAGCAGCCGTCGTGTCCTCTTTCTCCCGCTCTCTCTTTTTGGTGCCTGCTGGGCTTGTTATCTGTGTCTCATCTTTTACGTCTTTGGCCAAACTGCCCTCATAAATATCAGCAGCCCCCCCAAATGCAGTGGTTACCCCCGAAGAAACCATTGCTGGACTCCCCATAAGAGCCCCAGTAACAGCTTCTCCCAAACCAGTCCAAATCCCACCGGCACCTTTTATTTGCTGCTTCTCTGCGGGGCTTTCTCCATATTTCTCTGCCACCAAATCAAAGATGGCAGATTGAACCGAGGTTGCCGCAGAAGCAGCGGCTGTCGCACCCTCCAACGCAGCTTGAGCACGAGCAGCATCTGTAGTCGCATCCGCCATCTTTTGTATGGAATCTGATACTTCAATATACCCTTTTGCTGTCTCTGAAAGAGCCGTAACAACCCCATCGTATAAATCTATCTGTTCTTCCAAAGACTCATTGTGCATCTTAGCCAGTTCAGCACTGCGGGCCTCTTCGTCGTTTAAAGCCTTCCGCCTTTGTGTCTGCTCTCCCAGAAAAGCTGCCTGCTCATCAATAATTGCAGAATCAAAAGAATCTCCAAGCCTACCCAACGTTGCTAAAAGCGATGCCTTTTGGACAGCAAGCAACTCTTTTTCCAGTTCGAGTCTCTTTTTAACCCTCTCCAAAACCTTTTCAGCCGATTTTTCAGCTAATTTTTGAGCTTCCTCCCGAGCCTTCTCCCTTGCTGCTGAGCCCCTCTCTATTTTAGGCACTATGGAAGGAGTAGCCATTACAGACTCCCAAAGACTTAACTGTGTTTGGGTTTTTAAGGTTTCCAGTTGGGCTGCTGCTAATGCGGTGGACGCAGCCATCGCCTCATTGGCTTTTTTGGTACCTTCTCCGTATTTATGAGCAGCCTTTAGCCATGCTTTCTCCATGTTGAGACCGATTAGCATTTTCTGCGCGGCTATTAGCTCTTTATTCTCCCCATTTACGAGCCCTTTTTCTTTCCCTATCAGCTTAAGATTCTTAATCCTCTCCTTTTGCAACTTGATATCGGCGTCTTGGATAGAAAGGTCTAGAGCCCTCTTCGGACCCCCTGGAGGTTTCTTCGGCTTCCCTGTACGACCCGAGCCAGTACCATCCACAGCAGCTTTGTAAGACTGAAGCTTCTTCAAGGCACCTATAAGGGAGTTTACATCGGAGCTAGTTCTATCTGCTCCCTCACCCAACCCGTCAATAGCCATCTGAATCGTCTTAAAAGCCGCATCAGCACTACCGAACTCGCTCGACAGCATGCTGAAAGCACCGCCCATGTTGTCGAAGTGCATCGCACCCGCTTCAAACTGTTTATTGAGTTCGTTTAGCGCCCCGCTGCTCTCATCAAGACCAGAACTCATCAAGCCCCAAAGACGAGCAGTCTCTTCATCAAGGTGGGGGTTGATAGAGGATATGTTACCGGTTAAATGTGCAATCCTCGCAGTAGCGTCCGCATACCTTTGTGCCGCTGCTGTGGCACTGTCGTACCGCGCCACCCCCTCACTAAGAGCCCCATTGAATATTCTCTGTGCCTGATCTGCCTTCTCAAAAGCATCGGGCAGCCCCAACACAGACTCTGCGGCACTGGAAAAATCCTCCTTAAACTTATCCTCCATCTTACCTAATCTGTTAACTATTTTATTGAAAGCCCCATCTGTTACGCCTGCCAAATCTGTAAAAATAGCCATCAATTTAGCAACACCGCCTATCAAAATGGCGATGCCCAAAGCAAAACCTTCAAGGGACGCTATTGCCGCTCCGAAAGCAGCGTTAGCAACCAGGAGAGGATAAGAAAGGGTGTGGATGGTGTCCGCAAGACTCTTGAGCAGCGGAACAACGCCTCCAAGAACATCCTTAGTCCCCTCCAAAGCAGAATTCATATTCTTTTGATCACCAAAAGCCTCGGCAAGAATATCTACATAGCCCGAAAGGAATACGTTGACCTCACCACCCACAACTTCCGCCATTCTGGCAAAAGAAGCTTTGAGCTTTTTGACGCGAGCATCAAAAGAATTGAGAATCTCATTAGTAAGAGTGTCTGAAACCCCCTCCATCAACTCTAACTGATACCGGTATCTCGCAAGTTCTGCCGAGCCCTGTTGAAGCAGGGAGATCATACCCGGACCTGCCCGTTGACCGAATACCTGCAACGCCTCTCCCGTGGTCATCCCAGAAGCTTGCAAATCCCCTAGGATGCTGACCAAAGGCATCATGTTGCCAGTGGAGTCTTTGACCTCAATCCCCAACTCTTTGATGATCTTCGCAGACTTCTTCGACGGGTTGAGAAGTCGTGTGATAGCGTTTCTCAACGCTGTACCCGCCATCTCCCCCTGGATTCCGGCATTGCCCAAAAGGCCGATGGCAGCAGCAACTTCTTGAATATCAATACCCGCACTATTGGCAACGGGAGCGACGTACTTCATCGCATCGCCCATCTGCCGGATATTGGTATTGGAAGTCGTGATCGTAGCAGCCATCAAATCGACGACCTTCCCAACTTCTGCTGCGGGAATAAGCCATTGAGTCATGATGTTCGAAGCAATGTCTGCCGCAGCCCCGAAGTCCATCATGCCGATGGTGGCAAGCTTGGTGACACTGGGCATCGCTTGGAGAATCTCCGTCGCGGAGAATCCGGCCATACCCAAGAACCCCATACCCTCGGCAAGCTTCGTAGCAGACTGACTAAAGGTTACTGCAAGGTCGAGAGACTGCTTCTTGAGTTTCGCCAACTCGCCAGTAGTTGCATTACTGACAGCACCGACTCTTTTAAGCTCGACCTCTAGCTCCCTCGCGACATCAGATGCAGCCTTCGTCGCCCGGAAGGCAATAGAAACTGCTCTGTGCATAACGTAGAAAGCAGACATGGCCCCTATCGCAGCCCCTGCGAGGGCTCCCAAGCCTATCTTAAATCTCTTAGTAGCCACAGAAGCCGCTTTGAGAGCATTTTTGATTTGCTCGACCTTTTTCCTGTTCTGGAACATCGCACGGGAGTTCTTATTAAGGCTCGCAGATAGAGCATCTCCCTTTTTGGCAGAAGAACTACGGGCTCGTCCAAGTTTCTTCTCTATCTGGATTAGTCTCTTCTCTTCCTTCCCCAAAGCCTTTACCGAGGCTTTCAACTCCTTGTTGGCCCTCTTCCCAGCTTTTATATTGAAAAGAACCAAGCCCTTTTGGACATCAGCATACTTTTTAGCTGCTCGCTGCCCCCTCTGTTGCGCTGCTGTGATGCGTTTTTGAGCCTCCACCCTATCTTTAGAGGCTTCTTTCTCCACGGCAGATAAAGCCTTGAGCCTCGCTTTCTCATCATTTATCAAAGTTCTTCGACGAGCGGAAATCTCCTGATACTGCCTTGCAGCTTTACCTTCTGCCGCTGTGAGGTCTTTGATGATTTTCTCTTGGTTCTTAGCTGCAACACCAGTCTTCTTGAGAGACTGCTGAGCCATGGTCATGCCGCGAACAAATCGGGAGGTGTTGGCTACGAGATCTAGCCGAACTGATCCAAGATTGAGTGCCATGGCTATCTCCTCCCGCGCTTGCCTTTGCTACCTTGCTTGGCCTTCTTAACTGCCTTTCGCTCCTCGTCAGACTTGTACTTAAACCAAGCACCCCAACCGAAAAACTCTTCGACGGGCATCTTGTCCTCAAGCTCTGAAACCATAATCCCGATTGTCTCGGCAATGTGGTACTTGAGTTGCATTTCCCCGTCGTTAGTTAGTTTTTTGCCGTGTCTTCCGTGTCGACGTTAATCAACGCCTCCGCTACAGCGCCCAAAACGTCTACATAGCTTCCCGTAGGAGCTTCCAGCATAACAGGAATGTCCGTTGTGGAGAAAACCTTATCCCCGCTAGTAGGATCGTGGGTAAGGTGGACGACCGCTAGAATGCGGAAGAGACCAAAGTCGAAAGAAATCTCCCCCTGAGCGTCTGTCTTACGACTAGACTCTAGGATTTGAGACCTTGCACCAACCGTAGGGGATCGAACCTCAAACTCCAAACCCTGTAATTCCACCGTCTCTGTACGGTGCTCGACCTTCGCTCCGA